TTATAATTTCTCTAGTGCTAACGCTAGTTGCATTCTTTGCATACTGCCAAATTTCACAGATAGCAGTTACATGGTATTTCATCGTCGCTGCTGTGGTAGTAGGCTTTATGGTTGCATATGCAGCAATGTTTGGTTACGACAAACTAAAAGAAATACTTGAACGGTGGAGGGTGATTAAAAATGGGTAACAGCCCATTGGTACAATATATAAAAATCTCACCTAACAGTACTAACCCAAGAAGGAAAAAGATTAAGAAGATTACAATACATCATATGGCTGGTCCATTATCTGTAGAAACATGCGGCGAGATATTTGCAAAGCCGGAGCGCAGAGCAAGTTCGAATTACGCCGTTGGTGTTGATGGCAGGATCGCTATGTATGTAGAAGAGAAGAACCGTGCGTGGACTAGTTCTAATGCTGCCAATGATGACGAAGCAGTCACTATAGAAGTTGCTAATAGTGCCGTAGGTGGTGACTGGCCTGTTAGTGATAAAGTCCTAGCACGAACGATAGACTTATGTGTAGATATTTGCAAACGTAATGGTATAGATAAACTTGTATACACAGGCGACAAAAGCGGTAACTTAACAAGGCATGATATGTTCGCTAATACCGTGTGCCCTGGACCATATTTGGGCAGCAAGTTTCCTTACATCGCTGCAGAGGTGAACAAAAGACTAGGAGNCCAGACCCAGACCCAGACCCAGACCCCCTTTCTAGTAAAGGTTACAGCTGATGCGTTGAATATACGAAGTGGTCCTGGTGTTGCACATAGCATTACAGGAACTATAAAAGACAAAGGCATTTATACCATTGTAGATACTAAGGATGATTGGGGCAAGCTGAAAAGTGGCGTAGGATGGATACATCTCGGTTACACTAAAAGGCTAGACTCATCGCCGCCTGCTCCCGCTCCCGCTCCCGCTCCCTACTTGGTTAAGGTTACTGCTAACAAGCTAAACATAAGGAGTGGCCCAGGCACTAACTATAAAATACAGGGTGCTATTACAGATAAGGGAACATATACCATTGTAGATACTCAAGGCAGATGGGGCAAGCTTAAAAGCGGTGCTGGTTGGATATGTTTAAATTATACCAAGAAGATTTAGCATAATGCCCGGAGATTACCCGGGCATTATATTTGCTTATAATACATGTAACAAGTTCGTGATATTAAGGCGTATAAACACCTTAAAACATTATTACGAACTTGTATAAAACTTATTACAAGTCCATAGAAGCTTCTGTGTTATATATTAAAAAGTTACTTATGGTTTTTCACGAACCTATGTACTACCGCATTTTTTAATGATAGAATAGAAGAAAAAGGAGGAATTGAAATGTCTAAAGTAAAGATAGGGGTCTTGGTGTTGGCGATCGTATCATTAACTGTTCTGTTACATATTAACTTAGAGGATGAGCCTGCAGTGGTGGAATACAGCATCGCAGCGACGCCGGAATCAATAGTAGAAGTTATTGAACAGGAGCCTGTTATGCCAGTAGAAGAACCAGATGAACAAGAGGAAGAAGGTCCTGAGATCTACAATGTACCGTTAGATGCTGCGCTGCAGCGCTACACATACAACTTATGTGTAGATTATGAGATTGAAGAGTACTACCCGTTAGTCCTTGCTGTTATGTGGCGTGAAAGTGAATTTGTGCCAACTATAATTAGTAAGACAAATGACTATGGTCTCATGCAGATTAACAAGATTAACCANGAATGGTTGTCTGAGAAACTTGGAATAACAGACTTCTTAGATGAAGAACAAAATATACATGCAGGTGTNTTTATGCTGTCGTTATACCTACATAAATATGAGGATATAGATAAGGCNTTGATGGCCTACAANATGGGTGAGACTGGTGCAAAGAAACGCTGGGACGCTGGGATCTACTCTACTAATTATACGCGGACCACGCGTGAGCGATTAGAGCTAATACTGTCCGGCGAAGGTTACCAAAAATAATGAATATATAAGAAAGAAAATAAATTATCTAAATATCCCAATTTCTAAACATTCTCAACATTCTTAACTTTTTGACATAAAAATCATTTTTTCAATTTTGAAAATAAAAATCTTTAAAAGTTTTTATACATATATAAAATCTTAAGAATAACGCTTAGAAAGTTGAGAATGTTAAGAATGTTGAGATTGTGAGAAAGTAAGATAAAGCCAATTACTCCGCATCACGGGTAGCATCTTGTTCTATGCGTTAACTCTTGAAGAAAACTCGTAAGAATAGGGGGTTTACTTTTAATGAAATAAAGAGTATAATAATATTAGAATATAAAATTTACTAGTCGAAAGGAAGGATTACCATGGGTAAAACATTTACAGTGGAACTCACAGTTCCGGAGGGTTTGTCTGCTGGTGACGTATTCACAGCAGAGATCGAGATGCCGGCTCCTGTTAAGAAGCCGAGAGGTCAGCTTGCTGGCTTGACTCTTGAAGAGATGACCGACGAGCAGTTGAAGAGAGAAATTATCAACGCAAAGTCAGTTCTTTACAAGGCTAAGCAGCGGGGCGCCTCTGAGGAAACTATTGCAGCAAATCAGGCTAGAGTCGATGCAGCACTTGCTGAAAAAGCAAAAAGAGTTGCTGCTGTTGCTAAGGCTCCTGAAACGCCAAATGTTGCGGGCATTATGGATGAAGAGTCCGCTAACGAAATCTAGAACACCTCACAAGACAATTGGCATCATCGCCAATTGTCTAAAGCCCATAGGTTACCATTGACCCCCCTTATTTCTGGTAACCCAACAATTATGGGCTTTAGACAGTTGGCGATGACTGGTAATCTGAGTTGGACCTCCCAGTAGCTTATCTACTGTCCAACTCACTTAGCATATTCTAACGGGTACGTTATGTATATAACCAGTACCGATGCAGTCCTGTCAAGGTGCTGGTATAAGCTGCTATGTCTAGCAGGAAGCTTCACAGCTGGGTAAGAGGTTAAGCTCAGTAGAAATCTACCTACAGGCTAGTCAGACTTATATGTATGACGGCCCGTGGTTGATTATAAAGCCGGTGTACTTTTCTCGCTTTCGGTACATCGGCAATATTATTATAAAGGGCGTTGCGTGTTAATTGTGTGGTGGCGGAATAGGTAGACGCTAGAGTTCGTACACTAGAGGAGTCCCGCACATGAAAAAAGGAACTGAACTCCTCATGCAGGGTGCAAATCCCTGCCCACACAATGATTATTATCGGTATATCAGCATATTATAGGGGGCGTTGCGTGTTGGCTAACAAGATTATATTTACAAATAACTATATAGAAGTTAGATGTGACCGTAATGATATTGACACGCAAACAAAGCTCGCTTCAATTTATCCTGTTCATGTAAATCGTATAAGAACAAATTATAGGATGTCTATACACAACACACCTGAAATACTAAAGTTACTTCGTAATATTGATGAGAATAATATAGACACAGCGCCGCTCGCCATACAAAACTACTTTTATAAGGAGATGCGGTTACGCGATAACGTATCAGACTTATTGGCTAATGGTCCAAGACGCTCATGTGTTGTGTCAGATAGATTAACGCTAAGACCACACCAGCAACTTGGCCGTGAATTAGCAGAATATTATGATAGGTTTGCATTTTTCTATGACACAAGAACTGGTAAGACACCGCTTGCGCTAACTATAATAAAGGATGATATTGTAGCTAACCCCTCACATAAGTGGTTGGTTGTGTGCCCGTTGATACTTATCTACAATGCTTGGCTTGAGGATGCTGAGAAGTTCTTTCCTGAAATAAAAATTGTTAACTGCCATGCTCAAACAAAGGCTAAGCGTATAAAGGCAATGCAACAGCAAGCTAATATATACGTTACTAATACTGAATCGTTTATAGGCTACAAGGAGTATTTCGATAAAATGGGCTTTCATGGTGTGTTTGTAGATGAGAGCTCAGATCTTAAGAGCCCAAGATCAAAAGTAAGCAAAGCAATGGTTGAATTTGCACAAACAGTGAATAGATTCTATTTATTATCTGGCACACCAGCGCCAAACGGCGAATGGGAATATTATATGCAGATGCGATGCATAGATTACTATGGCTGGCAACCAAGTTACACCCAGTTTAAAGAGAGATATTTCATAAACCTATCATATGAGCCTCAGTATGAAAAGCTCGCACTTAGACCAGATATGAAGGATGAGTTATATAGCAGAATTAAAAAATATTCTTTATATGTAGATAAAGAGGATGTCCTAAACACGCCTGGGCGTACGTTCCATGAAGTCGAATACGACATGCCTGAGGACCTAATGAAGCACTACAGAAAGCTTAAGAATGAATTGTATATAGAGCTTGGTAATGATATAAGAATAACTGCTCCAAGCACAGCAGCAAAATTAAACAAGCTAAATCAGGTTACTTCTGGTTTTATACTAGATACTCAAGCTGCTAAGGAGAATAAATTTTATGGTACTGAATTAGCCGAATGGTACCTATTGGATAATTGGAGGTTTAAAGCACTCGAAGATTTACTTCAGCAAGATGGTATAAGAGGAGAACAAGTTATTATTTGGGCTAACTACAGAAAAGAGTTTGAGATTATTCAAAGCATTTTCGGCAGCAGATGTGCCTGCATTTATGGAGGAACTAACATTGCTGAAAAGAATGAAGCAATTAGAAAATTCAAGGCCGGGGAGATACAGTACCTGATTGCTAATCCAGCTTCAGCTGACAAAGGCTTAACGCTTACCAACTGTCACATAGCAATATACTTCAGCCTAAACTGGTCTTATGAGTTATTCAAGCAATCATACGATAGAATATACGCTGATAAGTCTATACAGCCAAATCATTGCCACTATTATATAATGATGGCTAAGCACACAATAGATTGCATATTGTATAGAGAGGTTCTTCAGGGTAAGTGTAACGCAAGCTACTCTGTGCTTAACCATCTTAAATCGGAGGCGTTAGTATGAGTAAGCCGCCACCTAATATTATGTACAAAGATGAAGCTACACTATTAGCCAAGGTTATGAGCTGGTTAGAACCGCAACAACGCGACGGTATAAAAGTTATACGTGTCTGCGACAGGTTTCATAAAGGATATTCCGACTTATTCATATGTGCAAGAGGTCGTTTCGTGGTTGTCGAGTTAAAAGATGACACAGGTACAGCGACGCCGCACCAAGAGATATTCATTGAGGAGATGATTGCAGCTGGCGCAGTAGGAGGAATCTGTAGAACTGTAAAGGACGTTGCAGACCTTATTGAAAAAGCTTTATATTGTCAATGTGGCCACACAGGTTCGCTACTTAAGTACTGTGCATATTGCGGTAAAGAAATACAGTACGAAGGAGAAGACTATGGATAAGATAATAAAGGACAATGTGGGTTTAATATTTGCGCAACTTAAACGTCTTAATGTTTTGCATGACCCTGAAGCGCAAAGTATAGGTTACGAGGCCTTATGGAACGCCGCTATAACATATGATGAGTCCAAGGGCTATAAGTTCTCAACGTACGCTACGTGCTGTATTTATAACGCTTTAGGGTCGTACATAAGAACTCTAAAAAGAAAGCGCCAGTTAGAAGTTGTATCATATAACAGCATAGCTTACCAAGAAGATGGGACCAAACATGAATATTTAGAGTTGCTTTCAACTAATGTTGTAGATACAGAACAAGAGCTATTACAGAAGGAGCTTTATTGCAATCTAAATAGAGCTATACAAATATCGTATGATAAATTGACAAACCCAAAGCACAAAGCAATTATTAAAGCGTGGCGCGATGCTGAGTACAATATCTCAAATAAGGAGATAGCTGCCGCCGTAGGAGTCTCTCAGCCGTATGTTAATCATATTATAAATACATTTAAGAATAGTGTCAAAAAAAGAATGAGGAGGTATTTTAATGAATGAGGCTGCTAAAGTCATTAGTCTAATTAAGAGGACGCCAAGCTACAATGACAAACAGTACTTACTTAAAAAGAATGAGAATGTACCTGGACTTAAGGAGATACTGAGATTTATCTATGATCCGTACAACAAGACAGGCATATCCAAAGCAAAGTTAAACAAAGCTCTTGCAGAGTTTAAAGACACAGGCAAAGAAGCTTTTATATCCTATAGTGAAGCAATTAAGTATTTCAAGTCGCATAATACAGGTACAGATTATGATCTGGCGATGGCAGCACGTTTTATTAACTGCACCAAAGCTATGTATTCAGATAATTCGTTTGCAGAAGAACTTGCTAAGGCAATAGTTACACAAGACCTACAGATAGGTGTAACAGCTAAGACCTTAAATACTGTATATGGCAAGAATTTTATCCCTACTGTGGGATGTATGTTAGGCACTAAGATTGATGACGTACCAGCGCATAAAATAAAGTGGCCGTGCATAGTGACAGAGAAATTAGACGGTATACGCAGAATACTTATAAAAGAAAATGGCGTATGTAGATTATTCAGTAGATCTGGACATGAAGATACTGGTTTAGTAGATATAATAGAAGAGGCCCGCTATCTACCAGATAATCGTGTCTATGATGGCGAGTTATTAGCAATAGGTACTTTTAAAGACTCTGTAGCCCTTAGACAAGCCACGAACTCGCTTGCGAGTACAAAAGGCATTAAGCATGGCTTGACCTATAATATCTTCGATATGCTGCCACTTGAGGACTTCTATAAAGGAATATCAGAGGACAATGCACTAGTTAGAAAAATTCTTTTAGGTGCCACGTTAATGGATGATAGTATACAAAACCTGGGTCTTGATGAATGGCCTAAGTTCATCGCCTCATATGGCGTGCATAAAAACTTACAATTTATAAAACCTGTGCCTATTCTAGGATTTGCTAAGCATATGTCTGAGGTTGAGCCAATAGTTGCAGAGATATGGGCCAGAGGCGGCGAGGGAGTAATGCTTAACTGCGCCGAAGCGCCTTATGAGGTAAAGAGGTCCAAGTCACTNCTAAAGGTTAAACATACAGAAACGTACACTCTTGAAGTTGTAGACTTAATAGAAGGAACTAACAAGTATGAGGATATGCTTGGTGCTTTAGTTGTAATGTACAAAGGCAATAAGCTTAGAGTCGGCTCAGGGTTTTCTGACGCACAGCGTATAGAAATATGGGAAAATCCTGAGAAATACATTGGTAAGTTCATTGAGATTGACACCTTTGGTGAATCAACAAACCAGCAAGGTACCAAATCACTTAATTGCCCAATATTCAAGCGTTTCGTTGGGGAGGT